GGCAAGGGGAAGATGCGCAGATTCTGAGTGGACACCCGACCCTGTTTGGGGCCGGGCTTTGAGCCCTGTGCCGATTTAGCTGCAGGGACGAAGGGTGCAGCATCTGCCCTAAGATTGGACTTAACGGTTGGTTTACCGTTTGCCATAGTCTTCGGGTGAGATACTGTACCGGCATTCGTCGTTTGCTGTTGTTGAACAGTTGAAACACGCTTCGCCATGAAGGTTTTCAACTCGCCCGGCAAGCCCGCCGGGCTGAACAAACGCTCGAACTGGTAACCCGGGGATGTCACTTCCCTATTGAGCTTCCTTCGGGTGTGGATACAGATGGCTCCCGTTTACGGATCGACTGACGGCGTCACCGAGGTGAGAAGGCGTTGAAACTCCTCCTCATACTCGGCCCACGTCGCTTTGTCCTCCTCAAAAGGAGTCCGAAACGGGACTTCTCGCAGACTCTCCCCAGTTGGGTCCAAGTCCACGAGCTTCGCTGCCCTGAAGATAGGCTCGAAGGACCGATTTGCAGTCGGGTCAAGCAAATACGCTTTTAGAGCCGGGTACTGGGTCTCGCCGATGCCATATCGGTCATAGAACCAGCGCCGCGTCTCAGCCGTTGCGTAATGCGTGAACTGCGACTTGACTCGGAAACGAAGAACGTCACCCAGTTCTCGCTTCGAGTCCGTAAAATCGATCGACTTCGCAACCTCCCCAAAGACTGGAAGCGGTGCCCAAGACTGTGCCATGGCTGCAATCACACTACGCCAGTGGAGCTCAGGATCATGCACAGAGGACACCGCCAAGGCCACCTTGTCCCAGAACTTGAACGGTTTGAGCACAAACACATGATTGAGCTTCACCCCCAAAGGGTTAGCCCCATTATATGTGTACTCCTGTACAGGTACTGGAACACAGGAAAGGAACTCCATAGCCTCATACTCCAGCAATTTACCCTTTGGGTGAAAGCCATAAGCCTTCAAACCCGCGAGGTATTGCTCGCAGAAGTCCTTCCCATAGGATGGCAGCGCACCATCATCCCCTCCCAAGACCATGTCGAACGGTCGACCCAGTTGGTCGAGCGTGCGGCAGGCCCCTCTACCGTGGGACACGGTATTGCCTCCAGACGTCATGAACCCGCCTGTGTTCCGCCGCAGGCCGGCATCGTAACGTATGAGGTGGGGTTGAGTTTTGCCTACGCATCGTTGGCCAGCACGGATGTCTGTAACAAATTGAGG